TCGCTATACTGCGTATCCAGATCTGTTAGAGCCTTTTCAAGTTCTGAGATCTTAGTCTGATCTCTTTCTGTCATTAATTTTTTATGATCGTGCTCTATACCTTGCTGGCATGTAGGACATTCGTCTGTATTATGAAAGAAGTCTAAGTCTCTTCTGTGTTTAGTAACTTGGGCTTCAAACTTTGTTCTAAAAGTTTCAAGTTGTCTTTTCTTTTCTTCAGGAGTCCCAAGCGCCGACTTCTCCTCTGTGTATCTGCTGACTTCTTCAGTAGCCGTCTCGATCGTTTCATCTGTTTCCTTAATAGATTTTTGTATTTCAATTACCTTAGAAGACTTATCATCTTCTAATGTTTTAATGTATTGTTCTTGTAGTGTGGCCTTTTGTTTGGCTACATCTATTTCGCCTTCAATAATTCTTTTTTCATTTTCTAATTGAACTAATTTTGTCTTTAGCACAGAATTCATACTTGTAAATATACTTATGTCTAATATGTCTTCAATTATCTCACGCCTCGCTCCTAAATGTAACTGCATAAAAGGAGTAAAAGAAGCACTACCTAACATCACAATCTGTGTAAATGATTTGTAATTTAGTTTAAGAATGTTCTCTTCTAAATACTTTTGGAAATCTCTGATGTTGGCATTCTTATCTAACTTCTCACCATTAATTTCTATCTCAAAAATTCTAGGTTGTAAACCTCTCTTGATACAATAGTTTTTACTACCTATCTGAAAGTTAATATCTACTCTAAGGTTCTTACCATTAATAGTATTTATTAATTGTGGTTTGGATACATTCCTAAAAGGCTTATTAAATAAAGCAAATGTCAAAGCATCTAATAATGTAGACTTGCCTGTGCCGTTCTCACCTACAATTAATGTACTAGGAGACTTTGTAAAATCAATCTCTGTATAGGCATTACCTGTAGATAGAAAGTTCTTCCATCTAATATTTTTAAATTGTATCATATAGTATCTTGTGCCTCGATGTAGAGGCTCTGTAATAAGTTTTTAATTCTTTGCTTATCTAAATCTGTTTCAACAACATCAACATACTCTTTCAATAAGGTCATTGTATCTTCCAAGTCTATGTCTTCACCTAAGGCTTCGTCTTCAAACTCTGAGAAGTCTTCTATAATTTTAAGATCAATTAAGTTGTAGGTGTATAACTTGTCTACAAAAGAATCAAACTTTTTAAAGTCTGTCTTCTTATTTACAATAAGCTTAACACTACAACCGCTGATATCATTAAAATCGAAATTGCTAATGGCATTGACACCTTCGAATGTTGAATCGTCGTAATAAATTTTGTGGAAGATTCTATACGGGTTGTTGACATATTCCAAATCTCTTTTAACTGTGTCATAAATGGCGAAACCTCTAGGGTCATTGTAGTCTGACCAAGTAATTTCATAAGGGTTGCCCATGTATGTAATATTGCCTCTGCTATGACGATGATGAAAGTGGCCACTAACCACAAGGTCAAAATCAATAAAAGCGTCAGTATCCATGCCATGCATATTAGGCATTCCAGGAAGCATGTCGTAACCTGCGAATTCAAAATGTCCGAAGCAAGTCTTTGCATCAGTCTTTGAAATTTTGGCCATAGTCCTGTCATAATTTTCTCCACATATCCATGGAAGGTATAGTACCTTCTCTCTATCTAACATTATCTCTGTTGGTTCTTGATATAATGTTATGTTATTATATTCTCCTAACAATAAATCAGGAGAGTTTACATCATTTGTATTCTTAAAATAGGTATCATGATTACCAGGAATCATATGTATATCTATACCAAACTTTGCTGCCTCACTAAAGAAATATTTTTTACAAGACTGAAGTGTATTAAAATTAATATACTTCCTTCTATCAAATACATCACCTAGGTGGCATACAGTTTTAATGTCATTGTCAACCAAGTAAGGAAAGAATATATTCTTGTAAAACCTAGCAAAGAATTTATCAAATGCTAGACTATCACTCCTGGCACCAAAATGGGTGTCTGTAACTAAGGCTACTTTCATAAGTTAGCCTTCGTAAATAGCGCTATTGGCCCCGTGTTCTCGAACTTCGCAACTGACACAGAAACATCTGCCACCAGTTTGTTTACTTACTAAATCGTTTGCAAAGTGAAAAGCTTGCTCTGCAAACTTCTCACATCCAACACCATTCATAACTACTACTTCTGTTAATCCTTTTTCTTCTAGCTTTAAAAAATCTTGTAATGCAGGATCGTTTTTATCAACTGCATGTTTATGATCAAAGTTATTTTTTAACCATGCTTTTAAGTCCTTCAAGCCTCCAAAATCCACTACCCAATTCTTATTATCTAAACGATCACAACCAAATTTAAAACTAAACGACAAAGCGTAACCATGTAGTAAACTACAATGACTGTGCGTTGCTGCATGTTGTCTAAAAATTGCTGATAAGCCTTCTTCGTGGCCATATGTTTTCGTTGAATAATATTTGTAATCTATGTATGGGTCTGTCATATTAACTCCTTGTATAAGTTTGTTGCAGTGAAGTATTGTTCTTCTAGCCTGTTTCTGTTTTCTATAATACATGTTTGTATCTCTGGTGACTGAAAATTCTCCATCATAGTTTCTATCTTGCCTATTAAGATAGTCTTATTGTCCTGATATCCTTTCCAGTCTATTGTAAATTGAGTTGGGTATTTAAATAAGTCATCATACATTTCTATATAAGATAACCTATTAGGAACAAGAGGCATACCACCTGCTCTTAGTATTTCATAACAGCTAATTCCTAATGTCTCTTGTAAATTTGCTGAGAATACCATCTTAGATTGTTCTAATAATTTATTATACTCTACTTTTGTAAGATTGTAATCATTACAATTAATGAATTCGTATTGTGGCAGTTCTGCTTTTAAGTCATTAAATATATTTAACTGTTTCTCAGGTGCGTTTCTGTGAGGGAATAGGATTATATCTTCTTTCTCTATTCTATCTGGCCTTATATAGTTACCTAAGTATTCCATTGGCCAACCAGTTCTAACAATTTTACTATTTAAATATTCTTCGTCTGAAGGATCAAAGAATGTAGTAGCAAACATTTCTATATGAAACTGACTAGCAAAATAATTTCTATCAATGGCATCAAAGAAAGCTAGTTCTGTGTGCCTAACCCAAGGTTTGTCTCCAATCTTTCTACCTAAAAAGTCTTGTGGATCATAACTTCCTGCATGCCACAGTCCATGTATTGTTGCATCTATCTGAAATAGATCTAACATGTATTTAAGATTAAGAATACCTGGATGCCAAGCATCTGCAAATACAAAATGATCTCCATTTGTTATTTGTCCTTTGTTAAAGTATTCTGCTAATAGTTTTACTTGTTCAGCTTTATAAATGTTCGTGCCTGCAAAGTTTAAGAAGGCACCAGGTGTAGTACAATCTGCTATACCTTCTGGTCCTTCAATAACTGTAATGTCTTGGCCAGTCTCATCTGCTATTTGCTGAGGAAATTCTGTTTTCCATTGAGCAGTATATCTAGTCTCGACATATTCTAAATCAACTAAATAAATCATTCTCTAGAATGCCTCCGTTTTCATTATCCTCATACACTTCAACTTTGACTGCACGATTAGGATAATGTTCTTCTATATAATTTATAAGATCTTCTGCTATCATTTCACATGAACGGTGGTCTAGTTGTAGTTCGCCTTCACCATATTGTTTTTCTAATTCTCTCTTAAATTGTATGAATTCTACATCACGATCGTTATGTGTGACTCCTAGTGTTACATAAAAATAGAACATGTGTCTATGAGGATAACCTAAGAAACTTACATCGTCCCAATCACCTGTTGCATATTTAGGATCTTTATCTGCTCCTGGAAACATGTGAACACCTTCCCTTTGGAAGGATACTTTAATAAACCTTTTACCAACTGACATATAAAACTAACTCCATTATACAAAATGATATCATCATTATAAAAACTAACCAACTGTTCATCCAAATAACTCCTCTAAACTTGCAGGTGCTTCTTTACCTACTGCCATTGACTTCATTGCACCACCTAAATATTGGTTGTTCTCCCAATAAGTAAAGTCTTCTTTATTTTTAACATTATATAGGTTCCTGAACTGGCCATCAAGTTTCATCTTACCCGTAAACTTAATTAAGGTTTCCTCATCTAACATCATCTGTTCTAGATGTTTCATAAAGTTTTGTATGGACATTAGTATAAATGCTGTCCTAACATATATCCACTTGTTCAAATCGCCATATTTATCTTTTGCTTTCATGCTAGGTGTATTCATAATAGAGTGAAATTCGTCTAAATCTACACCTAAATTGATTGTTTCTTGCACATTATTGTACATTTCTCGATACAAATTAGACATCTTTCTGCTAAACTTAGTTGTACCCTGTCCCATGTAATATAAACCTGTCTCAACCGCCCTGCTGTGTGTAGTAGAGTCATATGATATGTCTACATTGTCATATAAACCGTTCTGACAGAACACTAAGTAAGGAATAATACGCCTGATACTTCCTACACCTAATATATGTAAGTGCATTTTATCTTGTGGCCAAGTTTTAGCTATCTCACTAGCAATAAAAGCTCTTTTCACATCTTCTAGTGGTCCTGTGCCCAAGGCAGCTGCACCCATAGCTACTCCACCAATTCTGTTGTGCCATTCATTAGGTATCTCACCAAGTAAACACTCATACCATCTTAGATATGTATCAACATCATTGCCTTGTAGAATAATATATGGTTTGCAACTGCTCTCTTTCTTATCAAAAATTTCTAATTGTCTTTTAACATTACGGCCTGTCTTTTTAGCAAGCTCTTCATAGTTCTCATAATCAAAGAACCTCTGTTTAACATCATTTCTATCTGATCTTTCACCTGTAAGTATAACAGGTATCTCATCAAAGCACATACCCACATCTGCCCACTCTGCTTGGTTCTCATATACTTTGTCTTTTAATTCATCTGTAATTGTCATGCCTTGTGTAACAATCTGTAGGCCACCTGAGTCTGCGTGGATACTATGTACATGATCTTTATATGCTGTAAACCTTTCGCCAAAACTTGACTCTGTATGTGCATTATATAACATAGAAAACTTGTGACTATGCACTCCTGTTACTAATTTATCTAGTAACATATTAATAATTTGTGAATTCGTTTCGTCTTTGGCTATACCAGGATTACTAAACCTCATATAAGAGGTTCCTGATACTACATAATCTAATTTTCTATCCATACATACTCCCTACTATAAATCCTAGAGCAAATATAAACCAATCAAATATGAAGTGCATAATAAAAGACAATGCAAATATTTCTTTCCAATGTACTTTACATATATCTAACCATTCTAATATCTTATTCATGACTTTAATATTTCAATTAACATATTTGCCTGTGCTGTTGCATCGTCTAACGCATTGTGATTATTTGCTTTAGGTAATCTTTTATCTAGCACATTCATTAATGTTCTTAAACAAGATATATCCCAAAATTTCCAAGGGATAAACATGTCCAAGGCTCTATAGGCACTTTCTAAAATAACAACATCAAAATTGGCACCATAACCCCATATAGGAATGGACTCTTTTCCATACCATATAGTGAATTTATCTATTGCCTCTTGTAGTGGGACTGGATTTTGTTGCCAAGCTTGTTGTGCCTCTTTACTTTGTTCACCCCACCATTTTATTGTGTCAGGATCTATATGTAGTCCTGCTTCCTTACAAGTTCTACCATCTACATTTATATAGAAGGTGTCAGTAATTTCCATATCCTCTACAAGTACTGCTCCAATAGAAACAATACACGCATTAGCATGAGTGCTTAATGTTTCTAAGTCAACGACTACTTGTTTAGTAGTGTCCATTTCCTATTTCCTGTAATTTAATATTATCCATAAACTCTTCTTTTAATGAAGGGTTCGTTTTAAGTTCGCCTTTAAGAACAGTTGTCTGTGTAGAACTATTACTTGCCATAATGCCTCTGTTCTCACAGCAACCATGTCTTGCTTTAATGTAAACACCTACTGCTTTAGACTTTGTAAGTTTCTCAATTCTATATGCTATCATCTCACAAAGTTCTTCTTGTAAATGTCCTCTTGAAGCTAAGTGCTGTGCCACTCTAGAATATTTTGAAAGTCCTATAACTTCTTCTCCTGGCATACATGCAATATAAGCTGTGCCTGAAACAGGTTGGTGATGGTGTGAACACATACTTTTTAATTCTGTTCTAACAACAATCAACTGATCGTATTGTCCATCATTAGGGAATGCTGTAATCCTAGGATCTTTCCTATACCTGCCTCCCATAATTTCATTTACATACATCTTTGCCAAACGGTGTGCTGTTCCCATACTGTTTGGATCATTTGTTGTGTCTATAATAAGACTCTGTAGAACTGCTTCAAACTTTTCTTCTAGTTCTTCAATAAGATCTGCAGTTTCACCTGGCATTATATACTTTGAAATATTATCAGAAGCAAAATACCTATGGCCATCTACTTCTAACCGTTGTTTAATTTTATCACTTGTACTCATTTGCTTAACCTCTCCTTTGCTTCTTTCATTAATCTCATAGTTTTAATATGATTAGAATGGTGTATCCTTTTCTTTTTAAAATCTTTATTTTTGTTCTTGCATGTTATTGCCATTAAATTTTCTCCCATGGATATATTAACCATCTATTCTCATTATAGAGTCTCTGTCCTACAAAATCAAGCTCTAAATCTGCTTTTTGGTGTAATACAGCCCAACGACTATCAGGTATAATTTCTTTTATCTGTGTAATAGTTTTACCACTATCACAAATATCATCTACGAATAGAGTCCCGTTTAAATTCTTGTTAAAATTGTTAGCTTTAATTGTATCTTTGAAATGTCCGTCTCTGGTTTGCCATTCTAGTGGTTCAAAGCCAGCGCCTAGCCTGTGTGATAACATAACACCAGGTATTAGGCCTCCTCTAGATATACCTACTATTTTATCTATAGGTGTTTCTATCTTTTCATGAACGATATCTAACAATTCATCAATATCATTCCAAGTTACATGTATAAATTCATTCATCATAATTTAATTGCCAATAATAAAAATATGCAGAGCTGTATAAGTATAACTAGGAATAACTCTACTGCTAATATAGTATGATACCAAATCCACCTAGTCTTATAAGCATTATCAATACTTAAATCATCTGGATCTGGATCGTTCCATTGTTCAACATCTTGCTTTGGGTGTTTACCCCATAAGACTTCTTTAATATTTTTCCATTTCATTTAAGTACCCCAAGCGTTGCCAAATAAATCAATATGTAATCGAGGGCTAAATTTATATCCTGTTTTCATACAAGCTTCTGCTACGCCTTTAGCAGTTAATGTTTGTTGTTCTAATGTTGCGCCTTCAGGCATACAGTAAACAGAATCTATCTGTACCCCATGATCTTGATAGGTCATATAAAATTTATTAACCTCATCAAAATCTGTTATGTCTCTAACGACAAATTTATTATATAAATGACTATTGAAAACTTGGTTCATTGAAATTAAAACCTCAGGTATTAACGCATCTTCATTTGTCTCACCACTAAGACTTAACTTAGGTGATGTGCTCCAAGTTACATGTATGTCTTTGTTATTTGTATTAAAGAAATTAATTAACTCAGGTTTAACTTCTTGTGTTCCATTAGTTTCAAATGTTACATTCTTTAATCCTACTTCCATACACATTTCTATTAGTTCAGGCCAACACCTTTGCCAACCTAATAAAGGTTCACCACCTGTAATAACTAAATGTATGTCATTGTTCTCATCAAACCTACCTCTAGGAAGTAACCCAACAATATGTTCAAACACCTGATCAACTGTTCTTGTCATTTGTAAATGTTTATATTTCATAGCCCAACTAGCAGAACTATCACAACCAACAGGTGTAACAGGTAATTGATCTATGCTTGTATAAGCGTCTGGATTGTTTTTATCCCCTAAAGGGTCTGTCATATATGGCATTTCTTCTACAGGAATGAGATTGCCTCTCTCCTGTCCAAATCCTCTGCATTCAAAGTTACATCCAAAGACTCTTAAGAACACACTAGGAACTCCTACGAATCTACCTTCGCCTTGAATTGAATAAAATGCTTCACTATATCTCAGTTTCATATTATGACATTATATATAAGAGTTAACCAATGTTCAACTACTTTTTAGCGCTTTTGGTTGCCCTTTTCTTTGCTTCTTCCTTTTCCTTAGCAGCTGCTTCCTCTGCTTTAATTTTTTCGTCCAAATATTTTGGCCTACGCTTAACTACCTTCTTACCTTCATTAGCTTTATCCGCTGCTGCGTTATCTGCCTCTGCCTGTTCAATCATATTTCTCATATAACTAAGGTAATCATTAGAGTGCTGGCTTCCGTCTGCACTTTGTTCTAATATTTGATCTATGTCCAAGCTCTTAATATATTTGAACTTGGTTTCCATTTGTCTCTTCTCTTTTTGGATACGCCTGATAAAAGCGTAGTATGTGATTTGTGTAAAGTATGCAAAAGGATTTCTTGATTTTGCTGGATCAAAGTTATCCATATATGTAAGACAGTTTTCAATACCATCTAAAATCATTTCATCTCTAAATGTATAATTTACAAAGTTTGATTTATATGCTAAGTGGTTTGCTATTTTAACAAAGCACTCACCAATATAATTTGTTACCTGTGGTCTATCCTCGCCACTCTCTTCTGCTTCAATTCTTAGCTCCCTATACGCACTTATCTTTGCAAGGAATTCCTTGTTGTCTATATAGTGTGCTGAATTGGGATCTCTCCTTACTCTTTTAGCCATAATATACTCCTAATGTATTTTGCCTTTTATAATTGCATCTGCAAGTTCTGTCATTGTGTCTGCATCTAACACTTGTTCTTCTTCTGGTGGTGCTGGATCAACCAAACTACCTCTCCAAGTAGCTTCTCGGAAATAAATTTGTTCTACCATTCTTTCATAACCATCAACAAATTGTTCTTGTAATGTAGATATATTAATAACATTATATCTTTCAATGCTAAAAATATTTTCTTCTGCTATTGCTACCCAAGGCCTGAGACTTATTGCCTCTCCTAGAATACCTGCCATGGGTTCCATGTGTGGAACAAGTTCAATAGGATGTTCTATTTCTACAAGATCTCCATCATTAGATACTTTACCAACTATGGTAGTACCATCCATTAATTTTAATATTGATATTTGTTCAGACATTTAATTTATTATCAACCGGTATAACTTTATGTTCGTAATCAAAACCTTCTTCGTTATAAAGCCTGACCCTCTCTTTTAAGTGTTTAATAGTGTAATTCTCATGTTGTCCTACCACTAAATTATCACCAATATCAAATAAATTACACACTACCTTCTGATCTCCTTTACGGAGGCCTCTTCCTATTGATTGTAAGTTTCTAATTCTACTCTTGCCGGGTGAGGCAAATACAATATTATGAAGGTTCCTTATATTTATACCCGTTGAAAATGTACCGTATGAGGCAACAATAATAGCATCATTTTCTTTTTCTGTTATTGCTCTAATGTCTTCTCTAACTTGTGTGTCAACTTCTCCAGATACAAAAAATACTTTCCTACCTTTATCCACTGCTTTACTTATCATATCATATAATACTTTGCCATGCTTTTCTACGAACTGAAATAACACTAAAGTATTGCCGTCTTGTTCTATTACTTTATCTTTTATAATAAGATTACGATCTTCGTTTCTAACTAACCAATCCATTTCCTCTTGATATGTCATTCCCTTAGTTTCTTTCCTTTGTTTCTCTGGATATTCTAAAACCATTATTTTAATTTTAAGGTTGGCCAGCTGTTTAGAATCTATTAATTTTTTAGTTGTAGTAACCTTATGTACTTGTCCAAACACACCTTCTAATACTAACTGGTGTGTCTTAGTTCCATCTAATGTCCCTGTTGTTCCTACTCTAAAAGGAGTATTAGTACACTTTCCCATTAGAGTTGTTAATGACTTTGCTTTAAACAAGTGTGCTTCATCTCCATAGAATACATCAAACTGATCAAACCATTGTTTAGGATATTTGTATATAGATTGCCATGTACTAATAGTTATAGGATATTCATTTGTTTTTTCTTTACCACCATATATCCTATGACAATTCTCCTGTACCTTCCAACCATTCTTAGTTGAATAGTCTGCGAAGTCTCCATACATTTGTTCTACCAACGATGTAGTGGGTACAATTATTAATTGCTTCCTACTTTTTAGCTGGTGATAACGAACAAGGCTGTAAATAATAAGAGACTTCCCACTAGCAGTAGGAGATAAGAGTAAAACTCTCCCATCTTTAATTGCCTTTGTAACTGCTTCTTTCTGATAATCGCGTATCTCGATGTCTTTCTCATTTGATTGTAACCTCAGCTCCTGTGTGAATCTATCAATGTCAATTTCCTCACCAATATTAGGTACATCTACTTCTATATCATACCCTAATGTCTCAGCGAATATTTTTAAGTAGGGTAATAGGCCTACATATAATTCTTTTTTGTATATGTTGTATAGTCTTGCTTTGCCATCCCATACTCTTTTCTTGTATAGTGGCATGAACCTTGCGCCAGGTATTTCAAAAGTAAAGTAATCACATATTTCCTGTGTAATGCCTGGGTCTGCATCTACAACAATATGTACTTCATCTTTCTTTGTTACCTTGATCAACTTTTTTTGCTCCTAGATACCGGCCAAATATTTTTTACTAATAAGACCCTTGCTGAAACTTGGTCCATTCAATAGCGTTTTTTATATCAAAAGATCTGCTTGAAATCGACTTCATAACACTCTCACATAGGGTCATACAAGTGTTTATATACTCTAATTTATCAGTTAATTTAATAACATCAGGGTCTGTATCTAAGAAGTCATTCATTTGATTATTAAGTGGGGCATTACCTAAGTACTGTTCCCACCCTAAATCATTTAATTCCTTTTGGTCCAATTCACCACGATAATATTTCCATTTAAGCCTTCTCATTTTAAATAATTCACTCTGGGCTCTCCTACCTTGTAATCTAAAAGTAGTTAAATGGTTTAAATATTTGGAATGTAATTCTGGTATGCGTGTGGACTCTTGACCCAGGTTAAGTTCGTCAACCTTACAGTCTTTTTGCCACATGTCTTGTAGTTCGTTTAGAGTTATCATAATATATACATTATAGGCTCTTATGTAGTAAGAGTCAACATGTTATTGTACCTTTTGGTATTATAGTGTTTCGATTGTATAGAAACTGTATTTAAAAAATGCAACTCCTACCATATAGTCTGTTTGTCCCGTAGCTATTTCAAAATCTAACCCTTGTAAACTAATAGGGAAAGTATCTACAAAGTTAAATATTATTTTTGGATTATTGTTTGAATCTAATAGGGTTAATGTTGCATCGCTGCTTTGTGCAAGGCTCTTTTGCCTGGCAGGATCAATGTCAGGGAATCTATATTCTTGTGTTTTGCCATAGTTACCATATTGTTTATGGTCTTCAGGAAATCCTAGGCCTACCATCCAATCATATAATTCTTTGTAGTTTTTCATGTCCTCTTGTATGAGGAACCTTATCATTAGATTACCAAACTCTATCTTGTCGCCAGGAAGGCCAACGTCTACCAAAGGAGTATGTTGTATGGCAGGTGGTAAATTCATTTCTGGAATGTTAGCTGCATTACAGAAGAAACTTGTATTAGGAATGTTATGTATCTGAAATTTGAATGCGTTAGGACGCAAATAATCTAATTCATTAGGATTATTACTACTCCACGATGCTTCTGTAACATTCGTAATATTAGTTGTTGTCATCTACCTTGTCCTTTGTATTTTTTATACGATCTTTTCTTGTGTTTATTCATAGTAGAAGTAGAACATTTAACTCTTCTTCCTCTACCGCCTATTCCTTGTGATGATGCTTTCTTAACACCCTCGTGCTTTACAATCGTTCCCCATGATTTTGCCATTTTTTGTCTCCATAATTAAAATCCCACACTTTCTCCACAACCACAAGCGTTAGATTCCATAGGGTTCCAAAATGTGAACGCCTCATTAAGTCCATCTACTTGCCATCCAATTACCGTGCCGTCTAAGTAACCTGCTGACATAGGACAAATCCACATCTTGAATTTGCCAAAGTCTAGTTCCTCATCCTGCTCAGTTTTTGGTCCATCAGCATAGTTGAAGTCATACTTAAAGCCTGCACATCCACCTCCTAACAAAGCAAGTCTAATACCAGGTGATTGTTTAACTTCTAATCTTTTAATCACTTGATCCATTGCTTCATCAGTCCAGTCTATCATCAGGGCCTCCGTTATGTCTTCTAAGTTTCTTTTCTTCCCAATCACTTATCGCTTTTGATATACTATCTTCTGCTAATACAGAACAATGTATCTTAATAGGCGGTAAGTCTAATGCTTTTGCTATATCTTTATCTTTAATAAGTTTAGCTTGTTCTATTGTTATACCTTTTAGCATATCAACAAACATACTAGAGCTAGCAATAGCACTACCACAACCATAAGTCTTAAATTTTACATCTTCAATTA